TTAGAGCAGCCAATGATATCTTAGATCGTACTGGTGTTAGTAAGAGACAGGAAATTTCTACCGAGTCTAGAGTATTACATGGCATTGTTCTTCTACCAGCCAAGAAAGCACAACAAGAAATATGGTCCGACCAAAGTTAGAAGAAGGTGATAAGGGAAGTTATAATGTTTCTCGTAAGGAAAAGGCTAAACGAACTCTAAAGAAGAAAATTAGTACTCAAACAAAAGACAGAGAAAGACTTAAAGTTAGAGCAAAGAAAAAGACAGAACAAAAAAGAAATGCAGAGAAAGCATTAAAGATTCTTGAAAATGGTGGACTTGTCAAGGAAGATTTTCTAAAAGGACTACCACCCTCTGTTCAAGAAGCAATGAAGGAAGGTACGGAACTCGCCTTCAAACCCAATGAGGGTCCACAAACAGAGTTCTTGGCTGCTCCAGAGAAAGAAGTTCTCTATGGAGGAGCGGCAGGAGGTGGTAAATCTTATGCAATGTTAATGGACTTGCTAAGATATGCCGACAACCAGAATCATCGTGCATTATTGCTTAGAAGGACATTACCAGAACTAACAGAACTTATAGATAAAAGTAAACAGATTTATACAAAAGCTTTTCCGAAAGCTAGATTTAAGGAGTCAACAAAGACATGGGAATTTCCAAGTGGGGCTAAAGCTCTCTTTAGCTATGTAGATAAAGATGATGATGTTTATCGCTACCAAGGTCAGTCCTTTACATGGATTGGAATTGATGAGCTTGGTCATTATCCAACACCTTATGTCTGGAATTATCTAAGGTCACGACTAAGAACTACTGATCCTAAGATAGAGACATATATGAGGGCTTCTTCTAATCCTGGAGGATCAGGAGGATGGTGGGTCAAAAGAATGTTTATTGATCCTGCACCACCAGATCAACCTTTCTGGGCAACAGACATCGAAACGGGAAGAACACTTTCATACGGACCAGGACATACAAATTCTGGTAGACCATTATTTCAAAGAAAGTTTCTTCCTGCCAGATTGACAGATAATCCATATCTGGCTGAAGATGGAGAGTATGAGATGATGCTTCTCTCTCTTCCAGAAGTAGAAAGGAAACGATTACTTTCAGGAGATTGGGACGTTGCAGAAGGAGCAGCATTCAAAGAATTTAGTAGAGAGATTCATGTCACTGATCCTGTAGAGATTCCTTATAATTGGGTACGAGTACGAGCCTGTGATTACGGATATTCTGCTCCTTCCTGTGTTCTTTGGGGAGCAATAGACTGGGATAATAATATCTGGATTTACAGAGAGCTTTACATAAAACGGCATACAGGAGAACAGCTTGCAGATCTAGTTTTACAAATGGAAGCCAATGATCCTAAGATGTATATAGGAATTTTAGATAGATCATGTTGGAACAAGACAGGACATGGACTGAGTGTAGCAGAAAGTATGATACGAAAAGGAGTACGATGGGTTCCATCAAACTCCGATAGAGTAAACGGAAAGATAGAAGTTCATAGAAGATTACAAATAGATGATTATGGAAATCCTAGAATAAGAATTTTTAATACATGCACAAATCTTGTAAGAACACTTCCCACTCTCCCAATATCTAAAACGAATAGTGAAGATATTGATACAAGAACAGAAGACCATGCATATGATGCTTTAAGGTATATGATAATGAACAGACAAACGGCTTCTTCCTTATACAATTTCAAATCTTATACAGATTCTGAACCTGTAATGGAAGATGCAGTCTTTGGATATTAGGAGAGTATAAATGGCAGCACCACTAGTTTATGGACTATTAATGTTAGCAGCCAGAGTAGGTATTAAAACACCTAAATATATGATTGTTCCAATGTGGAAAATTAATAGTTATGGTGGAACTCTTATAGGAAAATTAACACGTAAAGTTAAACCAGTACTTCAAGATTTTTTTGTTAAAGATAAATCAAGACTTAGAAAAGAAGTTGAGACTGTAGGTGCCCCTGGTTGGAATAGACAATTTCAAAAAACTTTAGGAAATCCTGAAGTAGCTTCTATTTTAAGACAAGTTATGGCAAATAAAATAAATAGAAGAGTAGCATATGCTTCATTAACTGCATTAGGTTTTGGTCCTGAAATAGTTGATACTTTATTATTTTCTGAAGAAGATTCAGAAAAACCTTGGTTTGCTTTATATTCAAGCCTTAAAGAACAAGGACTAAATCCTGCACCAAAAGAAGAGTGGGACAGAATTTGGACAGAATATACTGAAAAACATCCAGAAGGAAAAGATTGGATACCTACAAGAGCTACGGTAAGACATCCTCCTAAATTAAGAATAACAGATAGAGCAGTACAATCTAAGGAGATTACAGATATACATGGTATGCATAGCGCTGATGTTTATGGGTGGGATGAATTGCAGAGAAGAACAGAGAAACAAGGAATGCTTAGTCCTGGAGAAGTGTTATATCCAGATTTATCAAAAGCACCTGGAGCGGCAGATCTTACAAAACCAAGAAGAGATCCATCGAGATTTAGTGATACAGAGATTCTTAAAGGAAAAATTCCTGGTCAGGAACAATCTTCATATAAATATCCTGGTTTTTGGGCAGGAGAAGATAAATTAGAGCAACCTTTTCCAGAACTTAGACCTATAAGAGATATAATTGATGAAATACCTTCAGAAGCTAGATATACTAAAGGGGAAGCTTTACGTAGAACAAATGAATTAGCACGATTGGGAGGCTCTACCATAGATCCTAGTAGATTTAGTGAAGAAGAGAGAGAGATATTAGGGCTTTCATCATCTGGTAATCTGCCTCGTACTGCATGGAAAAGGTTTTGGGCAAAAGAACAAGAAAGAGGATTTTTACCTGAAGATGATACAAACCTTCTTGATAAGATAGTTAATTTTATTTCAAAAGAACCAGAAAATAATAATAATAATAAACTTACAAGAAGAAAAGGAAGTCCCTTTAAAAAGGGAGGTCGTGTAAAACGTCGTACTAACAAAATTATGAAACAGTATGCTAAAGGTAGCTCTGTTCGTAAACCTAAAAGAGCTTAGAAGGAGAAATATATTATGCCTTATCTAAAACCCTATACCGCTAAAGATTTTGAAGGAATGGCTGAGAAGCAGGGAGATATGAATCCTGTTCCTGATGGAATGCTCTATCGTGATCCTATGGAACCTGATCTTATGGGTCCAACGGATGTGAACTTTAAGCAGTCTGCTGATGTTCCTTCAGAATCTGGTAAGAAGATGATGACTGTTGACTTTATGAAGGATGATGATTCACTTTATGGCTGATCCACAAAATCCTGAAGCTGTAGAGGTAGAAGCAGAAGAAATACCCGGCCTTATAGGCTTTATTAAAAGTAAATTCTTGGATGCTGAGACTGGTCGTCTCTCAGATGAAAGGCGTTGGTTATCTGCATACAAGAACTATAGAGGTATTTACGATACTTCTTCAACATACAGATCGTCAGAGAAGTCTAAAGTATTTGTAAGAATTACTAAAGTCAAGGTTCTTGCAGCTTTCGGACAAATCTCTGATATTCTGTTTGCCAATAACAAGTTCCCTATTACTGTTTCCAGTACACCTATCCCAGAAGGTATAGCAGAGTTTGCTCATCTTGCTACACCTGAAGAGAAACAGGTTATGGAACAAGCAAGAGATATTCCTTTAGATAAACTTGATGACTTCTTGGGTGGACTAAAGGAAAAGTATATGAATGCTTCAAGCTTAATAGAGGGTCCAAGTATTATTCCAGGTTCTCCTCAGATAGAGCCAGCAGAAATTGCTGCAAGGAATATGGAAAAGCAAATTCATGATCAACTTGTAAATACAAATGCTACGAATGTTATGAGACATGCAATTTTTGAGTCTGCATTGCTTGGTACTGGAATTGTTAAGGGACCATTTAATTTTGAGAAGGTAGTTAATAACTGGAAGATAGAGAATGGTGAAAAAGTATTTGAGCCATATACAAAGATTGTTCCAAAGGTTGAAGCTGTTTCTTGTTGGAATTTTTATCCTGATCCTTCAGCTACAAGCATAGATGATGCTGAGTATGTCATACAAAGACATCGGTATAATCGTGAACAGTTAAGAGATCTTATTAATAGACCTTATTTTAATTTTGATGCTATAGAGAGATCATTGGAACATGGTCCTCAATATGAAGAAAGATACTTTGAGAATACTATCTATTCAGAGAATGAAGATCCTTTATATTCTGAAAGCAGATATGAAGTCTTTGAATATTGGGGAACACTAGATCTATTCTTGGCAAATGAATTAGGACTTAATCTTCCAGATAATATTAGTCATCTAGATTCTATACAAATTAATGCATGGATTGTTAATAACGAAGTTATTCGTTGTATTCTAAATCCATTTGTTCCTGCTCGTATTCCATATCAAGCTTTTCCTTATGAATTAAATCCATATCAGTTCTTTGGGGTAGGTGTAGCAGAGAATATGAATGATGCCCAACTTCTTATGAATGGTCATATGAGAATGGCTATTGATAATTTGGCGTTGGCTGGCAATATGGTATTTGATATAGATGAAACACAGCTTGTGCCTGGACAGAATATGGAAGTCTATCCAGGTAAAATCTTTAGACGGCAATCAGGTGTTACTGGAACTGCTGTTAACGGACTAAAGTTTCCCAATACAGCCCCTGAGAATCTTCAGATGTATCAGGCTGCACGACAGCTTGCAGATGAAGAAACAGGTATTCCTTCCATTGTACATGGTCAAACAGGAGTAACAGGGACAGGTAGGACTGCTGCTGGTCTATCTATGATTATGGGATCAGCAGGATTATCTATTAAGACTGTTATCAAGAATATAGATGACTTTCTTTTAAGACCTTTAGGAGAATCTTTCTTCCAATGGAATATGCAATTCAATGATGATAATGCAGAGATCTTGGGTGATCTAGAGATTAAACCTAAAGGTATTGCATCGGTAATGCAGAAGGAAGTTAGAACTCAGAGATTAATTACTTTACTACAAACAATTGCTAATCCTATGCTTGCTCCGTTTATTAAGATTCCAAATCTAATGAAGGAACTAGCAATTTCTCAGGATATAGATCCTGATCAACTTGTTAATGATACGGATGAAGCTGCAATCTTTGCAGATATATTGAGAGGTCTGAATGAACGAACAAATAGCCCAGAAGTTGCACCCCCTGGTCAACAGCCCGGACCTATGGGAGCCAATGGAAGCGTACCTGTCGGAGCAAATGCAATGGATGTATCAGGCGTTGGCGGTGGAAACATCGGAGTTGGAACTTCGCCGCTTGCAGGGGAAGCTGGCTTTACTGGAAACATTGAAGAACCTCAAGGGCGTGGTTAAGTCTTCAATAGAAAATGCTAGAATAGAAAAAGAACAGAATTATGATTAATCCTTTGACTGATATGTATCGAAAGTATGTAGAATCAACTACAAATGTACCAATTACTTCTTCTATGTTAGAAACTCTTTATGAGGAAGAAAGTATTCCTGAAGTACAACCTACTATTCCTACTGAAGTACAACCCACTATTACTGCTCAAGAAGGAGGACCAATTGAGAATGCTGAAACAGATTTGGAAACAAGGGTTGGTCCTATGGGGGTCATTAATGATCGTGCTGGTGACCCTGGACCCTCTCTAGGCGGGGAGGGAGTATCCGATGATCTGACAATGGAAGTACCTGAAGGCTCCTATATTCTTAATGCAGATGCAGTTTCCTTGATAGGTATTTCAGATATAAATGAAGTTATTAGAGATGCATATACTATTGCTGCTGCTCTTGGACAAGAACTTCCCGCCGATTACGATCCACAAAATAAAGTACCTATTAGAATTTCTAATGGAGAAGCCGTTATTCCAGCACCTCTAGTTGGAGTTATTGGACTTGATAGGCTTGAACGATGGAATACAAAAGGGTTAGAAATTAGACGACAAAAAGAAGAAGTAGAGAAAGCACAAGCTGAAGCACAAGCTGCACAACCAGTAACTGAAGCTCCACCTGTCCAACCACAGTCTCCCATGCAAGCTCAGATGGGTGGACTTATGGGATATAATGAAGGAGACGAGGTAGATTTAATTGGTAGAATAATAAGATTTATTACAGGTCATGATGATCTTAATATTGAAAAAGAAGAAAAAAAGTATATTACGAATGTAATTCGAGAAGCATTAAAAGAAACTGGTACTACATTACCAGAAGTTATCGAAGAAATGGAAACTTTCCAGGAAGGAGCAGAATATCCGTATCAAAGAAGTAAAGTATTCCATCCCGATCCAACTGCTAAAGAAATGGAAAGACGTGCTGAAGAAAGAAAAAACCAAGAATCTTCTAAAGCTAAAGGTGGTACAATTCAAAGTTTTAAAGAAGGTGGATTTTTTGATTATATAGGAAAAGTATTAGGAGAGGTAGCAGAAGACGTAACAAGTTGGATGTTTACTGAAAAAGGAGATTATTTTAAGTATAGATCTGGTTTACCAAAAGAAATAAATGATTATTTATCATCTGTAAAGATAGAAGATACAATAAATATGGATAATGCAATAGTACTAGCAAAAATTATTGCTAGTATAGAAAGTAATTCTGATCCTAATGCAATACAAGATAATGATGAAAGCAAGCCTGGAAGAGGACTTTTTCAATTTGAAAGAAATTTTTCAAAACGAAATCAGGGAGCAGAAACAGCAATAAATAGAGCTAGAAATTTTAATCCTGATATATCTTGGTTATCTAAATTTGAAAATGATACTGTTTTTGATGTGACAAAATTAACAGGTCCAGAACAAGTAGAGTTATTTATTATTAATAATATAGTTGGACCAGGAAAGTTTTTAGAAACACTTAATAATTTTGATGCTAATAAAGCATATCAATTTTGGAGACAAACACATTATGCAGGTGAAGAACCACCAAGTAAGGAGAGAATAACAGAATTTTATAATACATTTGATGAATTTAAAAAAGATTAATTCGGATACCCGATTTATTGGCCCCGAATACAACACCAAATAGGGACACCCAAGTTTTCTTGGCCCCCATAGGAGGTACACGACATGACTGATATTACAGAAAGTGAGTCATTAGAGCCTACCCCATACGAGAATGCCTATAGGAGATCACTTATGGATGAAGATCCATCTCCTGAAACACCAGATCCTGAGATTCTTGACATACCAGACGGTGATACTCAAGACGTTGAAGGACTGATTAAGGCACAGGATGCAAAGGAGCACGATTGGAAAAAGCGTTATAGCGATCTAAAGAGTTATCATGATCGTAAGAATAACGAATGGCTCCAACAGAATGAACTTACAGAAGCAAAGCTAAAGTTGGCAGAGCAGAAAGTTTCGGCTCCACAAAATCTTCCTAAGTCACAAGAAGAGTTGGAAGAGTTTAAGAAAGAATATCCTGATGTTTATGATGTAGTAGAAACCGTATCTAGGCTTCAAGCCAATGCCAGTGTTAAAGAAGTAGAGGATAGAATTGAATCTCTTCGTAAGGCAGAACGAGAAGCACAGATTAGAACTGCTGAAAAGGAACTTCTTTCAGTCCATCCAGATTTTCTAGAAATCAAAAGTGATTCTGAATTTCTGTCATGGTTGGAAGAACAACCCAAAAGTATTTCAGATGGTGTCTACAAAAACAGAACAGATTCTAAATGGGCTGCTAGAGTGATTGACTTATATAAATCTGATAAGAATATTAGTCAGAAAAAAAGAGGAAGACCAAGTAAAGCTAATATGTCTGCTGCTCAAGCTGTAACTAAAACAGAACGAGTAGTAACACATACTAGTGATGGAGAAAAGAAAGTTTGGTCTTCTTCAGAAATTGCCCGGTTAAAGCCACATGAATTTGAGTCTCTTGAGAAAGAGCTTGATAAGGCAAATCGGGAAGGAAGAATTATACCATAACTAAACATAAGGAGAATTAATCATGGCTGAATTTGGTTTAGCTGCTGGTTATCAGAACCTTCCTTCTGGTAACTGGGTTCCAGCAATTTACAGTCAAAAAGTTCTCAAATTCTTCCGGCGTTCTTCGGTTGCAGAAGCTGTAACCAATACCGACTATGCTGGAGATATTGAAAACTTTGGTGATACTGTAAAGATTATTAAAGAGCCATCAGTTACTGTGTCGTCCTATTCAAGGGGTGCCGTTGTAAACACTCAGAATCTTGCTGACAATCAGATTACTCTGACCGTTGATCAGGGTAACTATTTTGCCTTCAAGGTTGATGATGTTGAGGAACGGCAGAGTCACGTAAACTGGGAAGCTCTATCTACTTCTTCAGGTGCTTATAGCTTGAAGAAGGCTTACGATTATAATGTCTTGAAGGTAATTAGCGATAATGCTTCAACTGACACTACCAATCTTGGTGCTGCTGGTTCGGCTATTTCGTGTAATACGGGTAACGAGTGTGCAAACTATCTTAGCACTTTTGCTCGTCTTCTGGACGAGGCTGATGTTCCTGAAGATAATCGTTGGATTGTGGCCCCGCCACAGTTCTATGAGATTCTTCGGCAGGCTGATGCTAAGTTAATGGACTCAAGCGTAACTGGTGAAGATGCATCTGCTCTTTTGAACGGTGCAGTTACCAGTCGTAAGGTTCATGGTTTTAGTTTATATCAGACTAATGCAATTACTGTTGGTACTGCTGGTGTTGCTGCCAGTCATACTTTTGGGCCATCCACTACAAGTGGTGAGACGATTGTTCTTGGTGGTCATAAGAGTTCGACTTGTACGGCTTCGGCAATTGCCAAGACTGAAGTTATTCGTGATCCCGATTCGTTTGCTGATATCGTTCGTGGTCTGCATGTCTTTGGTCGTAAGGTAATTCGTGCATCTGGTACAGGATTCACGGGTGCTTACAAAGGCATCCCTGATCTGAACACTTAGAGGAGGATTGACATATGGCTACTCATGATAAGACGGGTGCAGGCGGTACGTCAGGACATCCTTCAACGGGTGGGCGACGGCCTTACTTAGTAGAAAATACTGCTGACTTTTCAGACTTTGATCCTGCGGCAGCGGATATCGTTCAAATGGTTGATATCCCTGCTGAGACTGTTGTTATGGCGGCTGGCATAGAAGTTCTAACAGCTTCCTCGACTTCAGTTGTTATGGATCTAGGAATCACTGGTGTTGATCCTGATATCTTTGTAGATGCACATGACTGTACATCTACGGGACATGCTCAGTTTGACGCTGTTGATGCAACGGCAATGTTAACTAGAGGATCTGCCGATACACTTGATATTCTTGTAGCTGGTGCACAAGACACCGCTGGGAAAATCAGGGTATGGGCAGTTATGTGTGACATTTCTGGTGTTGATGAGACAGACAATAACTAAGATGTATTGGGGAGAGCCTTCGGGTTCTCCCCTTTACTACAGGAGAAATTAATGACTATGGAAAAATTAAGTATTTCTGAGATTGATAAACATAAGGGATATAGAGATACTATTAAATCTGGAAATATAGTTTGGAATGCAAGAAGTACTCAGAAAATTAATAAAAACGATAATGATTATGACAGTACAAATTCTTTGAGAATTAAAAGTTTAGAAAATAAAGTAGATCTTTTACAAAATACTTTAGAAAAAGTTTTAGATAATATATCACTAATTAAAAATGATTGGAAATAACATGTGTCCTTTATGCAATACT